AGGCATGAGTGTTCCATTCCCGATCAGCGAGGTCCCGGATTCGGGTGTTTCGGACGCCGGTGCCTTCGTCATGGCGGAGACCGCTCTGAACCTCCACTGCTGGGGACAGAACCCTGTTGTCACGGCTAAGCTTCAGCTTAACGGACAGGACCGCTTCTCGGAGCGCGAAGGAACCTACTTCGACCTTGTCCAGCCTTACCAGCACCACACGCGCAACCCGGACACCGGAATTAACGTATATTCGTTCGCCCTGCGCCCTGAGGAGCATCAGCCAAGTGGCACATGTAACATGTCAAGAATTGACAATGCTACCCTTCAGCTGGTACTTTCCACCAACGCCATCGGCGGTGACGCCACGGCTAAGGTGCGTGTGTACGCAACGAACTACAATGTCCTTCGCGTGATGTCGGGCATGGGTGGTCTTGCCTACTCCAACTAAGCATAATAGCTTACATTATATAATAATTTTCATATAGAACATTATTATATCGGTTTATATTATAATGGATAACACCATATTATTAGTAGTTGTTTTATTAGTCGTATTAATATTTTTTGTTATGCAAATTCCTCGCCACAAAACCTCGCCTCATACCGTATATATTAGAGAACCAACCAACAGAAGTGTCATAGTGCCAAATGTTTGGAATTATCCCGTCACTTGGGCTCGTCCTCTGCGACCATGGGGTCCACGATTTAGACCAGGGTTTAGACCAGGGTTTAGACCAGGGTTTAGACCAGGATTTAGACCCAGACCACGTCATAGACGCCGTTAATAAAAATATATATTGTTATTATAATGGAATTTGCCGATGTTCTTTTAGTAATTGTCATGCTTCTAATATTTACGGTCATCATATATAATCTTTTCGCTTATGGGAGAGATTTAGTGGTATTTCCACCAAAATTGCGACGCGTACACCATTCGGAAAGATATCCAGGATCTCCCGAATATGACGAATATACAGATGACGAATCATCAGACGATGAGTCATCCGACGATGATGACTATCATCAATACGATTATAAAAGACATGGGAGAGAAAATAAACGTAGATACCCTAATCCCAAACATGTTGCAAACTACGTAGCCTCTCATTTATCGCAATAATTATTTGGTGAAACAAAATTGAACTTGGTCTGTTAATTGGTTTAGGCATTTAACAAACCTTCCTATAATATAGGATGCTCAAAAGAGTAACACCACACTTTTATATTCTCAATCGGAGACAAAAACGTTGGACACCACCCGAATTCCGATTTATTAAGAAATCTTGCGACAAAGATATATTTTCCCCGCTTCCCTTTGACTTCGTTAGAGACGCTATTACTGGATATTATTTTGAAGAAAAATGTATTACTGCCCCTTGCAAAATGATAATGTTTAACTACGATTTACAACCTAATAACAAAAAGGGTAGTCTTAGAGGTGTCGTCGCCGTTGATTTTAAAGTTGATAATAAGAAACAAGCGTATATATTAATAAGAGTCATTGGTTGTAAGAGCATCAAAAATACTCCAGCCAATACCGTAAAGCAAAGGAAGAATGCCATTATGAAGACTGGGAGAGATATGTTAGAATGGTGGAAGGAATTTGCAGTTCTTGGAAACTTTAAATATATTAAATTAAACGGCATGGAAGATGTCTTAGGATTCTATTGGAAAATAGGATGGCGCTTCCTTAGAAATCCAAGAGCACAACATGCTTTGTCTAATGATTTCTGGAACAAGCGAATAGAATCTCTCAATGCTATTAATAAACTACAAAATAAAATAGATCCCTGCTGGATTGAGAGTGAAAGATCTCCAATTCTATCCAAATACTTTGATAGATTTCTTGAAGGGTATTATTCAGATGTAAAATTAAAAACATATAGATCGCACGATGATTTATATGATATTTATGGGTTAGATGGAACTCTTAAAAGACATCATCTTGGTCTTCGGTATCACGGATATACCATGTATTGGTACCCTGAAGAAAATTGAAATGGATCCATATATTAATACTATGGACAAAGACCACACAGACCTAACAAATATGTGCATTGGAACACACATTCAGAAGCAAAAATGTTTCATCAAAAGCCTTGAGGCATTCTTTTCAAAAGCCAACCTTGGCAGACCTGTTCAGATCTTCTCCGGATCTCCCAAGTTTTGGCGACGACCTTCCGTTACGAATGCACAACAGCAACAGGTTAAGAACTATATCGCCTCTCAATCGCCCGCTTTGGAAGTATTTGTGCATTCTATTTACCTCATTAATCTATGCTGGGATCCTGAAAAATTTGCAGAAAAGGCGCTACCGTGTATACAATGGGAACTGCGCAATGGTGCTGCAATGGGGTTCAAAGGAGTCGTCATTCACTGTGGAAAACAATGCAAAATGACCCGCGAAAAAGCTGCCGAAAATATGCTAATTAATATCCGATTGGCAATGGAAGCTGCCTCTCCCGAATGCCCACTCCTTCTTGAAACATCGGCAGGACAAGGCAGCGAAATGTATTGGGATTTTGAAGGATTTAGGAACTTCTACACAAACTTTTCCGATGAAGAAAAAACCCGACTCCGAATTTGCATCGATACCTGTCACGTATTTGCCGCAGGTCATGATCCCATGAAATTTATTGTAGATTGGGAAGATGCTCACTCCGGCAGTCTCGTCCTTGTACACTTCAATGATTCCAAAGATTGCTGTGGATCCAAGAAGGATCGCCATGAAAGACCCGGGCAAGGGAAGATAGGCTTGTCTAAGATGGCACAGGTAGCCAAATGGTGCATGGAGAGGGAAATACCAATGGTCATGGAGTAAATTTATATCTAAATTGACTTAAAAAAATGTGGACCCAATATAGTATAATATGCAGATTTTTGTTAAGACGCTAACCGGAAAGACCATCACTCTTGATGTTGAGGCATCTGATACTATTGAAAATGTTAAGAATAAGATCCAGGACAAGGAAGGTATCCCTCCTGATCAGCAGCGTTTGATTTTTGCTGGAAAACAGCTTGAGGACGGCAGAACTCTTTCGGACTATAATATCCAGAAGGAAGCCACACTTCACCTGGTTCTACGTTTGCGCGGCGGTTCATCTGCCTAATTTGCAATCCTATATTTATATCCAACATGCGCGTCCGCTCTACATAAAGGACAGTTATTGGCACGAGTACGCCATTCCTTAATACAATCAGTACAAAAAATATTATGATTACACCTATAATAATTAGTTTTTGATATATGTTTTAGCTTAAAACATATGGCACACTCCGTAAGCATACACTGCGGTACGGTTCTCACCTTATAATTGTCCGTATTGAAACATCTACAAAATCTATATCTTAGTATGGCAAATGTATATGACATTCGTATATATATTTAGCCACTCATTCCAATATGGTTTATTAAACAAATAGTTTATTCATGTTGTTTACTTCTACCTTATTCTCCGATTTAGTAAATAATGTATTTATTAGTTTATTGCTACGTAAGCGTAAACTATAGTCTTGTCGTAAACTAGAACGCCCCGCCCTTCCACAGGCTTGAATAAGCTTTTCTTGAGATATTCCTTCCAGATCTTTTCCAATATATCCATGGCAAAACTGATAGTTCGTCCCATAAATATAATCAGTTGATGCGATGATTAAATAAAGCTTCTGCTTCAAAGCCAAATCCTTCATAATAGCCACATAGTCATCGCAAGTATGTTGAGCAAATACTCCAATGCCCATTAGCAAGAGGAATTTCCAATTGGGTGTCACATCCAACAGCATTATTTTCTCAACTACATTATCTTCAATTGAACTGCAAAATGCATTTGTAACGTCCGTTGCATTCCAAATTGCTTTATGCTCTTTGCTATTTGGAATAAAATCCAGACCTAGCCGTATTCTCTTTATTTGCGTGCGTAGGAATTCACAGCGTTCAATCTGACGCTCTTCCTTTGGATCCCTTTTTTCCCTTTCACTTTTGTCACTGCGAGATTTGCCCTTTTTATCCGTTTTTTGTACCGTTTCTCCTTTATCTTTATTCTTATTAATTTCTTTCGTAATCTCATCAATCTCTATTCTTATTTTTTCATTTGCTCCTATGTCCTCGGCGATAGCATCAAACATCACCGATGGAATATTCGCTGTTTTTAAACAATATTGTCCTATCTTCTCCACATCGTCGGCTAAATAAATTGTAGGTCCATCAGTCAAAGTATGGGCGTCAGATGTTGTTACACGAATATATGACTTGTATACCTGGGATCTATGCGCTTGAAAATAATTATACACTTGTTCATATTTATCCTTTAGAGAACCCAATAACGTTAGGTAATAGTTTTTAATTGATAATATATCGATGGAACTTACTGTTTCAAAATAATTATCTAGTTTATAACGGTCTTTAATTTCAACATTATCGTTTACATAGATAATAAATCTTACTATTTCTTTTACATCAAAATGTCTGAGAAGGGTTTTATAGCTTTTCAAATGCTTTAAACATGCCTTGATCTCTTCTTGTGTTTGAAAATATAAATGCGGTAGAACTGCATATCCCTTTGTGTCAATCAACGGTATAGTCTTTGTACAATCGTGACTAATAAGATTTATGATATTTGTACTATTGAATTTGGTAATGAAACTCCGCGTCATATTTCTGATCTGGTCAACTGGCGGTAATGTAGCAGACGATAATACAATGTTCGGTATTTCATTGTCTTGCCAGTTTTTTGCCATTACGGCATGATAAGGATGATCTTCATAATCCAACGTAATGGTTGGCTCATCCCAATAAAGTATCATGTCCTCAACATCATTAAACGCTTTCATATAATGCATCGCAGGCAAATAGGATTGAATGTCCGAAATCATGACTTGAACGTAGTCACCTACAGAATTGTCCACCTTGAAAATACCACCCGTTCTCCTGTTACGAACAGATTCTTTCGCAGCACTCCAATGCAATCGGATGTTGCCCGGATCTTTGCACCCAAATGCAACCGCTATCTTTATATCTAAAGATATACAAGCCTTTGCCAATTGCAATCCTACGTGCTTAGCTGCACATACAAATATAATCTTATAACCTTGCGACAAACCCAACGGGGACAATGTTTTACCAGTACCAGTTGGCGCTTGGTACATAATAAATTTAGGTCCCTTTGGTTTGCAGTGCGTAAACAGGTCCTTTTGATGTGTATATAATTTGATATCCTTATATTTTACCAAATCCTCATTCCGCTCAATATAATCATATGCCTTGGCAATGAACTCTCTTTTACTAGCATGCGCCTTGAACCTTTTTAAAATATCTTGGATTTGACCCTTCAACACAATATTGATATTGGAAATACTATACTTAAGTAGATGTACGAGTGTATAATAATATTTGTTTTTTGAACTACTTTTGAGCAAATCCTCCAAAATTCTCAGCAAGACAAACTCAAATATACAATCTTTGATCTCTGCGATCTTTTTATCTGTATTATTTATCCTAATAAGATCAGCCTTTTTAAGCTTCTTGTGCTTCTTCCTCTTTTCCTTACTACACTTAATATTATATTTCTTCATTAGTTTATCAAAATCTTTTTTGAAATATGCATCATATAGATAGTAATGATACATGGTATTATCTTTTGCCGTTAGTTTTATGAAATTCAAAAGTGTTTGCGTATCATTACTGGAAATGGCGACATCGTTGAAACCCTCCTTCACCATCCTAATGATTTGAAGTTCTTGTCCCTGAATCGGGACCTCTAGTGACTCCCATTCTTCTTGTGATAATTTTCGTTGTGTTAGATCCATGCTTTGCTACTATTATCATGACGTATAATGATTATATCAATTTTTTAATATTATTGTAACTTTTACCAAATCTATATAAGAATTTCCCGCCACTCTATAGCTATATGTCTCTAATTCTCAGTGTCGAAGGAAATATTGGCGCCGGTAAGTCAACATTATTGGAACAAGCCAAAAACAGTATTCCATCTAGAATAAATAAAAAAGTCATTTTTCTCCAAGAACCTGTAGATCTGTGGGATAATATAAAAGATAGTAACGGCGAAACTATTTTAACTAAATTTTATCGCAACCCTAGTAAATACGCCTTTGCATTTCAAATGATGGCATATATTTCACGCTTAGAAATCCTTAAAAATACTGTTAGACGAAACCCTAATAGTATTATAGTATGCGAGCGATCCATCTGGACAGATAAAAATATTTTTGCACAGATGCTAGCCGACGATGATAAAATAGAAGAAATTGAGCTACTAATATACAATAAATGGTTTGATTCTCTTTCAAAAGAATTTTCCCTAGATGCCTCCATATATCTTAAAACAACCCCCGAAGTATGTGACTCGCGCGTTAAAAAACGAAACCGCGTGGGGGAAAATATCCCGCTCGCCTACCTACAGCGCTGTCATTCATATCATGAAGAATGGTTAGCGGATATGCCAAATAAAATCGTACTTGATGGAGATAAAGTGGGGATAGAAATTACTGATGATAGAGTTAGTAAAATTATTGATTTTATAAATGAACAATACGATAAAAAAAATCCCACTTCCGAGTTTGATATAGATAATCTTCATGAAAAAATACACTGTTAATCAATATCTGTCAGTAATAATTTATTGAGAATAGGTACCGGTTTAAATTTTAATATGTCTAACTCCTTCGTCGTCGTGGGAAAATTTTCCTCGCCATAAATATCCTGTAGACATAACCATTCAAATAATCCACCTGGATAAACAAATACATTTGTAAAGCCATGATTAATCAAATTATAGTACTTTTCGTAAATACTATCGTCAGTGCTGTTTTTTCCGTAAATAATTATATATAACGATGCCTTGCCGATTGCTCTATTAATTATTTCTACCTCCGATTGTGGTGTCACCGTATTTTTAATTATACAATCTTGTTCATTTTCAGATAAAGTACTAATGATAATATGATCTTTATTTGATCTGAAAATATATTGAATGTCTTCAAACCCTATTTTTTTTACAGATATTTTATTTCCCATTACTAAGTAATTAGCATTTTTTCTTTATTTTCTTACACAAATAACATTATAGTACTATTCTCATCGTATTGTCCGTTATATCCGTTGCGTCACTATCTGCACTATCCGGTTCAGTATTCAAAAAAATGAACATGAAAATATGCGCCAATGATAATGTAACAAAACCACCTATAACACATTTTGTATCATTATAAACATATGCCAAGGTGAAAAGAACACACGTACTAAATAAAAGTAATATAAAAAAAAGCATTTTGAGTAAATACTTTGCAGACAGTCTGCACATTATTTACCTTATATAATTGTATTTATCTAAGCCCGTCTTGTTATTCTATAAGATGAGTATAACTAATCGAACTTGACCACGATCTCAACCTTTTCCTTCTTAATACTTTTAGTTGCAGATACAGATAATTCCTTCCTTTTCTTTCTCGTCTTAGCCTGCTGTTTCTTGCGATTTTTTGATGAACTATTTCTTTTATTCATATCATGTTCAATCGCCGCCAGATTTTCGGAAATATAATCTATTATCTTATTTTCCAATGCCCATTTGAAAAAATTTAACTGTCCTAGCGTTGTCTGTATACTAGTTTTATCATCATATGGTATAGTAATACGGTCCCATCTACAAAAAGGATCAAACCGTTTTTTTGAATATGCCTTTAATTTTAATTTATAGTCTACGTAGATTTTGAATCTCCTTGTTTCATCCTTTATTGTGATGTTATATGTTGTATAATATTTTTTACTGTAATTTGTTACAAACCAATCTATCAATCGGAGAGAAATCTTATGTTCCCCATTGATTATTGGTAAAATGCGGTTTATATTATTATCCTTGTTATAAAACTGCATTAGCTTTCCAAGCAAAAGACTGTTTTGCGTTGCATATGACATTATTAGTTTATATGCTACTTGCCGCTTTAAATACTTATTGAATTCAAATATAAACAATTTATTCCTTTTGAATATTGCTATCCTTGGGACGTAGTAAGGAATCCTGTACTTTTAAATCAGAAATATAGTTACTATCCTTTAAAAAAGGATTCACTGGAGTCTGGATTATCATATAACGACTTGATATTCGTTCGTTGCAAACGGCGCGTTTGTCGCTTGGTTCCGCATGTATAGTATCCAGTTCTATAAATTCCGATATCGGAACCCCTTGCTCCTCCTTCTCCGGAATCTTTTCGCACACTTTGGGCGCATCTCTCGCGCTTCGTATGGCTCCACCACCATTTTGATTATTGGTCCATTTCCAATACCTATATTCTGTCATTATACTGATATGATATTTATTTTTCCTTTATTATCCTCATTTGTTTGGTAAATTTAAATTTATTTTCCGTTCTGCAACGTTTTTGCAAGTTACAGTTTAAACAACATATTACTGTATTTGCACTACTGTGGCATAGTGAATTATCTAATCTATCTAAAGTCCACTGTGCCTTTTCTCTCTTATTATTATACATTATAAGTACCGTTGACTTACAATAATGACATTTTAACTTGGATATGACTAACTTCTCCAATGTTTCTTCATAGGAAATAAAGGTTTTATCTAATCTTTTTTTTTTAACATCTTGTGCTCTGTATCCAGATATCTTTCTCTTTATTTCTCTCTCCACGCTATCCGAACCTTCGTACTTTTGATTAAGAAATAACATGTTGATACAGTCTACTGGATCCTTACTCAACGGCTTCAACGTATTCTTCTTCTTCTCCTTTGGTTTGTCAATAATTATTTTTCGTATCATTATATATAATGAACCGAAAAACTGCCAGTAATAAAAACATAAATAAAATAGAAAAAGGTGAGACTGTTACTCGTTATTTAAAGGATATTATTGGTTTTATAAGCTTCGTTGTTATCTTTGTAGTTACTATACCGCTTCTACTTTATAAAGATCGTAGGTATAATTTTTTAGAGGTTTACTTACCAAATGTCGATCTTATTGCAAATCTTCTAACTTGGATACGCGGTCCTTCAGATATCTGGGCTAATCTTTATAGAGAACCCGATAATATATCAGAATTTACTACACAAACTGTGATTAACTACATGGCACTATTGGGCGTTACATTTATTATCGCCAAAGAAACGAAGCGAGAAAATAGTGTTTTCGCGGGCTGGTCTATGGCATTTGTAATGTTGTTGGCTACTTACCTGCTACCAGGAAATATAGTTACGTGGTTTATGAATAAGACGAATGTATATGCCAAAAAACTTAACCTTAACTGGTTATCCCGTAATCTATTCTCTTTCGCTGTAGGATTATTTGTAACTCTAAGCTTTCTTTCATTTGAAATAATAATACTCAGTCATTATCGGAAGCATATTAAAAAATTTGCGAAGCTCCTGTATAAAATTCCAAAGAAATTAAAGTTATAAAATAAATGATATATGAACATCTCCAGATATTATATACAATGGCTGATGAATGCATGGAACTCCAAAATATAAAATACAAAACAATGCTTTTAAGTGGAAATTCAAAAGTTGTTTCAAACAAAAAGGACACTGGTAATATTAGCGACTTTTTGAAAAAGGAAAAGGCATTGAATAAAGATAAACCATGGAGTAAATTAGGAAAACACATCAAAATAAAACTACTTTTTGCATATGTAGATACATTTTGTAAGGACAATGAATGTAGTGAAACTGAAAAACTGGATCTTAAGAAATATCTAACTCGTTCACTAGAAAGAAAAAAACTAGCACGCGTTAAAGATGTATCTTATGATTCAAAGAATGGTATAATTAAAAATATACCCGGATTAACCTTCGATAAGGCGCGTAGAAAATTCACCCTCAGAAAGATTGATAAAAAAAATTCAACATTAAAAGGCTTGGCTCCTGTCAAAAGTAAGAAAAATAAATCCAAACTTAAAAATTCAAAGGTGAAGGTTAAAGCTAAAACAAAGCCAAAGGTACGCTCTAAGAAAGATAAAATTGATATAAAAAATTAATTGTAATTATGTACAAATGACCGAATGCGAATCCATGTCTCTATCAGATGAGGAGATTGTAATTGAAATTTCTGAAGTTGATAAGAGCGAGATAAAGGAGATGATGTGCGAATTAATCGCATGCTATATGGACAACAATATTCTTGATTATATGTACACCAATTTAAAAAAAAGACTCGCCAAGGAGATTATGCCGACCATTTATGCTCTGTACTCTCCAATTCTAGATAATATTAGAAATTTACAGTTACACGATTTGTTCGCTGAATCGCTTTTACTATATTTTACTGTCTTTGCTGCTCCCCGCTCTTGGAAAAAATATGAAGCGATTATGGACAAATCCTACGTTGATAACCAATTAAAAAGAATCCGCGCTATCCCCCAACACGAACAAAATACCCCCGAGTGGTTTGACATAAGATGGAATCTCCTCACCGCCAGTTCTGCTTGGAAAGCTTTGGGGACAGCTTCTGCGCAGAATGCTTTAATTTATTCTAAATGTAAACCCATTGATAAAAGCAAATATACAAATGTTAATATCAATTCAGCAACACATCATGGGCATAAATTTGAACCTCTGTCTACGGAATTTTATGAACGTATGTTTGATACTCAAATAGAAGAGTTCGGTTGTCTTCCTGATCAATATAGTACTATGCTGGGTGCCTCTCCAGATGGTATAAATTGTAAAAGGGATAATAATCGTTACGGATATTTACTTGAAATTAAAAATCCGGTTAGTAGAAAATTAACAGGTATACCAAAACTAGAATATTGGGTCCAAATGCAATTTCAAATGCACGTTACACAATTACATCATTGCGACTTTCTTGAAACCGTGTTTAAAACATACGAGACCGAAGATGAGTTTATGGCAGACGGAACATTCACCCATACTACATTGGGGAACCGCAAGGGCATTATAGCTTGTTTTCACGACGGCACTAAACCTATTTATAAATATCCCCCTTGGGATATTAGTAACGAAGAATATGATAACTGGCTTGATGCGACTATTGATGATAACCCAACCATTACATGGATTAATAATACTTATTGGAGATTAGAAAATTACTCATGCGTTACTGTTGTTTATAATAAGCAATGGTTTGATAAAGCTCTTCCGAAATTTAAACAAATTTGGACGACTATTCTTAAAGAACGTGTTGATGGATATGAACATAGAAAGGCGAAAAAAAGGGAAAAGCTGCCTCCAATGTCATCACCGCTTTCACCCGCAATGCCTGATTTTGATATAGGACCACCTCTAGAACTACCTCCTACTAAGATGGTTCTTAAAATACGCCCCAATTCATTTGATGGTATCTGCGACCTTACTGATAACAATAATAATTGATACGGCGACAGTTCCTTTTAGGCGGCGGTGGCATACAACTTTGTTGTACCTTTTTTTTGTTGTACAATCCCCCACACATATCAGCCGGAGCCGCAGTACCATTACACGGTTGTGCCCAATATTTTTCATTGTTCGTTTTTTGTTCATAGGAACCAACGGACCATATAGGATATAATTTCCACTGAGAACTATAATTCCAACTCGATAGTCCTCCTGGCGTTTTTAACGGATAACTTTGTGTAAGAATTGGCTTATCTACACTTTTAGGATATGGTCCACTATTAATAAACCCTTCCCTACTGTCAAATAAAACCATTAATATTCCTAAAACCATTATCGTGGCTACAGTGCAATTTAAAAGAAGACTGCTCATATAAATATTATTGATATAATAAAAATTAGTTTTAAAAATTATAAATGTATAATATTACAACTATTTAAAATATTCGTCATATTATACAACATATACTTATGGATAATATGGACTCTGTCATCAAGAGAGACGGTGAACGCGAACCATTTTCATTCGATAAAATTTTAAGTAGAGTTACCCGTCTTGGATTAAATAAAAATGGTGAAAACGAACTGTCTATTAACTATACGGGATTAGTTCAGAAAATTATTGATAGGCTTTACGATGGAATCCCTACCTCGCAAATAGATGAACTTACAGCACAACAATGTGCATCTCTAATAACTACGCATCCGGATTATGGCGAACTGGCTAGCAGGCTATTAATATCCAATCATCAAAAAAACACACTCCCTATTTATGCCATGGTTGTAAAACAACTATATGAATTTAAAGACATACATAATAAATCCAGCCCTCTTGTTAGTAAGGAACTATACGATATTGTCACACAAAATGCTCACGAAATCCAGAACATGTTGGATTATGATAGGGATTTTTTACTTGATTATTTTGGTTTTAAAACGCTTGAAAGAGCATATTTACAACGTATCAATAATAAAATCGTTGAACGTCCTCAGCATATGTGGATGCGCGTTGCTATCGCAATTCACAAAGATAATCTAGATAAAGTCAAAGAATCTTATGATCTTTTATCTCAGAAATATTTCACTCATGCCACTCCAACGCTGTTCAACGCTGGCACACCACGACAGCAGCTTTCATCGTGTTATTTAATTGCCATGGAAAATGATTCTATCGAAGGTATCTATTCTACGTTAACAGATTGTGCTA